GGGGCATCCGTTCTACAACGTCTGACCGCGCTATAAAGCTGTGATTCCTTGAAAACCTGGCAACGCCAGGAAAAATTCTAGATCAAAACTAATTCGGCGCGGCCAGTTAACGTACAAAGTACGCACCCATACGACCACAGTATGGTAGAGTGTTCTTGACGTTTAGTACACTCATGGAAACTATATTTAATTAGCAGGAGTTTAATCTCCGTCACTTGAATTAATCGCAAACACCATAACAAGTAAATTATGATGTAGAGGCAGTATTAAACGCTTGCCTAGAGCAGTCCCTTCCAAAGGACTAAGGTGGTTCTGTCTCATAGTACATCACCGGCAGACCAGTCCAAAAATAGGTCTGAAAGTCTTCACCTGCAGCAACCCACAAATCTATGGGGTGCGCTGGAGCGGAATTGGTAATAATCTTGAGATCATAACCTTCATTCCACTGCAGAGTTGATGTCTTATCGACAACTTTGGCAGGAGCAAACCTATATGGACTATAAAATGGAACCTCAAACTCCATTATGGGATTCACCCAAGAAGTTGCAAATGTGCAACCTCTCAAACCATCAACCATGGGATTGGACAGATTACCTGTTGCATCTTTCACTGTAATACAAGATTTTGCAGCTGTATTCTCGTCATAATTCGGAATATCATCAGTAACGTACTGATATCCTGAAACTCCCAATGGGACACGTTGGGCATAATACCAAATAGAATAATTGGGATTCTGCAGTCCGCGAGGTATGACTTTCCACCTAATCGACCCTCTCCACCCTGAGAAGGCCGTTGTCACCCAATGCAACAAAGTTGTGTTACAATAGTTGTAACCTTCCAAAGGATCAGTTTGATTCACATGAACTGCGCCAGGAACATTCCCCCTATAATAGGGAAATGCCGATGCGCGATAAGTGATCGTATTGTATCCTGTAGGAATGTTAACTATGGCAGTATGTAGGTTGTATCGCTTCAAAAGAGTCCTAAAACTCTGAATTGATTCACCTGTATACACTCTACACAATTTGTCGTAATTGGTTAACGAGACTCCAATGGTTTCTCCTCCTGCTTGTTGTGGTGCATCAAGTTCATCCAGAGTTATCTTCTCAGCATCTCCAGATTGTGGACGAACAACGAACTTATTAAAATGATCATGGGGCACAAACACCTCAAAATCATCTCCAGCACTAACGTAAACATTGACTTCAATGTCATTGTTCACGGCAGAGTTTGGTGTAGTAAGTTCATTCACAACATAAACACTAACGACTCCATTTCCTAGACCCTTGTCGGTATACTGGGTCGAGGAATAGACTTCAGTCTGGGAGTGGAAACCGGGACTATAATGTCCTAACAAACTCACTGCCTGTCCATTACCAAATTCTAAAGTGAAGTCATTCTTTTCAGAAATGTCAATCACTTCAAGATAATTAGTATTGTACTCGTTTGTTGAAATGAAGTTTGGATCATAAACAATTTTCACGCGACCTTTATGAAAAGCCGAGGTCACGAATTGAAATCTAAACTTCATTGTACCCGTCCAGTATTTGAATGGCATTGCTGCCATACAAACTGCCGGAAAATGGTAACCTTTTGGTTCCAATGAATCTTCAGCCCAGATAACCGGTGTAACTCTAGAGTTCCACAACAATGTTTCTGGAGCTGTTCCCATTGGCCACGCAAAAGTCGTCAGGTACGATTCACGAGAGGCAATCTCCTTAATGTTAAGCGAATCAGTATTACCCAGCCCAGAAATTCTGGGATCAATGGACAATTCTTGCTTATCATCAACTGTTAACTTTTGTGTCACATCGGGCACATTAGTCACAGCCAAAGAAGATACTGCAGTGGGTCTGTAGGGATCAGGAGCCTTCGTGACAGGGGGACGACAATATCCAAAATGCTTAGCCATCGAAGCTACTGCACCAGCAGCAGTCTCTGTCGCTACTGCAAACGGCTGTATTGGAGGTATAACCTTCAATGCGTTGGCAGCATTCTTGACAGCTGTAGCAGGACCTGATATCGCCCCCTTTGCGTTAGCTTCATCGATCTCATCAGCATAACCACTTTGAGTAGTCAATGATGGTGAGTCCTTAGAAGTCAACACATTGAGTGACACATCTTCTAGCCAAGCAAACACTGAAACAGTGACCTTGTCAGCAGCCCCATTCGCATGCTTCAGACTGTTGATAGCTCTAACATTGAGTTGTCCGAGCTGCTCATAGTCATCATACGAAACCTGCGCGTTATTCTTGAAATAAAAGAACGGGAGAGACATCTCTCCACCAGTCGACAAAGTCGGATTCAAGAACACGTGCGGGAGCTGACTAGCTTGTACTAGATCCTCCTGAATGAAAGCGACGTTACGTGTCAAGTCATCGAAAGCCTGCAATGGCAAGTAACTCGCTAACGCCCTTCCGTACTGGAAACTATTTCCATTAACCACGATCTTCAGTCTAAGTTTTGAACGAAACAAATGATACGTTGTCATTCTATTGAGAACCCTAGGGTTCTTAATATACAAAGACCATGGATCTATGGAAAAATAGAGCAAAGTTCCAGTACCCCATTCCTCCTCATGGATCTTGATTGGTCTCTTGAAGAAATTCCCAAGATCTGCCGTGCTCGAATCCATGAGTTTCCGTGTCGGATCCTCCGCATCCTCCATAGTGTACAGATACGGGTCCGCCTGATCGGAAAACTTAACATTCTCCGATCCTTCGTGCGCCATCTTCATGATCGATGAGTCATAATTCGAACCAGATTGGTACGAAACCTTCCTCATCGAGGCGCTGGGCATGTTTC